AAATATAGAAATAATAAATAAATATAAGAAAGTCAAAAGAAAACCAGACAAAACAACAGAGAAACACCAGACAAAAAGCACAAACTAATCAAGAGCCTTTAAAAAAATGAAAATAAGCAACACAGAGCAAGCGAGCCGAACAACAGACCAGCCACAAAAAAGCCCTAAATCTTAAATATTGGCAACGGTAAGAACTGGCAAAACTCCCCCAAACATAAAAAACGCCCTAAAATTTACAGCCCCAAAACAAAACAACGCCACAGCATCAGAAATACAAAAAAGAGCATAAAAAGAGAGAACAAACAAAAAAACAACATAAAAACAACATCAACCACACAAACAACACAGCCCCCAAAAATTACACCAGCCACAAATTAACAGCCCCCCAAAAAAACACTACACCAACAACACAGCAACCAACAAACAAGAAAACAAACAAACAATATATATATAAACGGTAGAACATTTAAAAAAGGGATACAAAAACAACATACAAAAACACGGCATATAAAATATATACCTTCTTTTTTGCTTTTATTTTCAAAAAGAAAGTAAGAGAGAGAAAGCCCCAAAGCCCCCAACCCCTTCATTTATCAACGATATTTTTGACAGAGAGTTTTCTTGGCTTCTCTCCTTGCGTTTGAGCAGACGGAGGAGGGGTAGCAACCAAATGGAAAGGTAAGAAATTTCAATAGTATTATTCCGCGCGCACCACAGTAAAAAACAATTTACTGATAAAAATGTCAGTAAAATTAACTTTCTCTTGCAATGCGCTACAAAATGGTTATAAAAATACTGTCATTTATATCAGTTTACCAGTTAATATGCTAAGAATTTATAAGAAAAAATCGGACATATTAGTCCAGTTAGGGAAGGCATCTGACGATACGAGGTATTTAGATAGGGCTATGGAACGTGGAGAGGTTATTGTTCTTAATATAAACTGAGTAAATTATTATGGGATATATAAGGAGGTAGAGAAATATTTTTTAGGGATACTTGTATGAGAGGTAGAAACAATTTCTGGGGCTTTAGAAAAATCTTCTGGAAGTTCTGAGGAATTGGAGGAAGCTAAGGCTAATGTAGAATATTATGCTAAGGAGAATGAGGAACTTTCTGATAAGAATGCAGCATTAGAGAGTATATTAGACAATTTAAGGGCTAAAGGTATAGATATATGATATGCAGCTGATTAGGTGTCCGAGTTTTTCGGACATTTCTTTTATATATTAAATAGGTAGAATGAAGTATTGTGAGATGTGTGGGAAAGAGATTTCTGGGCGTTGACCTAAAAAGGTATGTAGTAGTTGTAGAATTATAAGGGATAAGGAGTTACAGCAGAAGTGGAGAGAGAAGTTTAAGGCGGAGAGAGCAGAGAAAAGAATTTTATCTTCTAATAATAAATAATGGCTGGTATTGTAGATTTAAACAACAAGAACAACCACGCTTGAGTGGAGAGGAGGGAAGCTTCAGAGAGGGCTGAGGCTATACTTAAACTTATTAACGAATACAGAGTGTATGCTAATAGGTTTGAGAGTTTACCTACTTGGGATGTATTACAATTTCTTAGGAGAATGGAGAAAGAGCTATTTGAGAGGTTTTGAGGGGATGTAGAGAATTGAGAAATAGATAAGGTAAGGAATGAATACTTTATGCTTGTAGGGAAGAAACCTTTTATGGCTTGGGATATAGATGAGCTAAAGAAGAAGATGGATGAATATAGAGAAGAAAGTAAGGAGAAGAATAAACTTAATGAGAAGTATTTAGCTACTGTAAAGAAGAACCAATGGAAGAAAGCAATGAAAAAGTAACAAGCGCAGACTTAAGCGTTAAAAGATGACCCCAAGAAGCTACTAAAAATGTTGTAGCCACTAAGGAGATAGTGAGGGACTGAAAGCCTTGAAGCTGAAAGTATAAGTGACCAGACAAGATAGCAGTAAAGAAAGGCTTAACAGAGAAGCAGAAAGCATTTGTAGATGAGTATTTACAGTCACATAATGCTACAGCAGCTTATAGAGCCGCTAAGGGTACATTAGCTAATAGAGAGGACTGGATAGCTTCTGATAGACCTAACTGAATGCAGATGAAGAACTTAGATAAGGTAAAGAGTTACCTATTAGAGAAGATAGCTACAGATGCTGAGTTATGTTTAGATTATCAGATGGAGATGATACAGAATGAGGATATACCAGCAGCTGTTAGGCACGATGCTATTAAGGATAGACTTAATAGATTATGAGTAGGAAGACAAAAGGAAGAAGGCTGAGATTTCACTGGTATTTGAGAGGTAACTATTACTATTAAACATAAAAAACCAGAGGTAATAGAAGCTGTAGAGGTTTTAGATGATAATAATGAGGATGAGTAAGTTATTTACGCCACAGTTTGAGATGACTGAGAAGCAAGCAGAGGCTTGGGAAGCTCTTACAGACAATATCCATAGGAATATAGGGTATTGAGGATGAGCTTGAGGATGAAAATCTTATATATGAGTTATGTGGCTGTGGTATATGGCTTGGAAATATCCTTGAACAAGGTGGTTTATATGACGTAGAGAATTATCTAACCTTATGAAAACCACAGTTAATACCTACTATAAACTCTGACAAGACTATAATATACCTCCTAAGTTTATGTGAAGATTAGATAAGAAGTATAATATATTTAAGTTTGAGAATTGAAGTGAGATACTATTATTAGACTGTGCTACACAGCCAGCAGACCCTTTATTTACAAGGTTCTGAAGTCTGGAACTTACTGGAGGTTTTATAGATGAAGCAAACGAGATAGATGAACAAGCTGTTACCATCCTAAAAACACGTATTGCTAGGCAGAAAAACAAAGAATACTGAATTATTCCTAAGTTATTATGTACATTTAACCCAGACCAGTGACGAGTAAAGAGAACTTTCTATACACCACGAAAGAGTTGAACATTACCAGATGATACTATATTTATACCAGCCTTAGTAACTGATAATGATTATGTTGACCCAGAGTATATAACACAGCTTCAGAACTCTACAGATGAGATTACTAAACAGAGGCTTCTATATGGTAACTTTGACTGGTCTTGAGATGCCGGAAAGTTGTTTAGACACGATGAAATAGAGGACTTATTCGAAACTAATGTAGAAAAGAGGGACACAAGTTATATGAGTGTGGATGTTGCAAGGCTTTGAGATGATAAGACAGTTATATGCTTATGGAGGGGGTTAGAATGCTTCAAAATTCTCCATTATGATAGGAATACTATAGATGAAATCGCAGCCAGAATAAAAGATTTAGAATACTCTTATAATGTTCCGAGAAGGAATATAGTAATAGATAGTGACTGAGTAGGATGAGGTTTAGCCGATTTGCTTAGAGGTTGTACTAACTTTGTTAATAATTCCAGACCTTATAAGTTTGAGGCTGAGAAAAAGTGATTTGTGCTTAGAAACTATGCAAACCTAAAAGCTCAATGCTACTTTAAACTTAAGGAAATGATGGAAAAGAGGCTTATTAGGGTTTATGCAGACTGAGTAATAAGGGATAAACTCTCCGAAGAATTAGAAAACATCTTTATATCTGGTATAGATACAGACTGAAAGATTAAAATCGAAGATAAAAAAGACCTCAAAAGAAGAATAAACCGCTCACCAGACTTTGCAGATGCTATTATGTTTAGAATGATATACTTAGTACAAGAAACCGAAGCAAATAGTGAAATAATCACTTGAACGTATGAAATAGATTATGATAGTATATTATATTAAGAAAAAAAGAAAAAGAAAAAACCGCAGATTTTACTCTGTGGCTTTTCTTTGCGTAAAGCAAGTTTGATGGTGACTAATATATAACAATTTACATTACAAAGTCAAGAGATTTTTATAAAATTGTTCTGAAGTCTGAAAGTGAGCTTCTAAACTCTGATTTATTAAGTTTATATTCCTTAGAAGAATTAATTATTGCGTCATTTAATAAATTTACTATCTCATTATTTGTTAAAGTTTTAAATCAATTTCAAGTTTCATCATAAACAGCTCAAATTGCAACAAAAATTTTTCAATTTGCGCCGTTTTCTAAATGAACATCTTTTAATCTATAATTCTTCATATTTGTACTAATTACTTAATATAGGAAACGAAAGGCTTGAGTATGGTGTCAAAACCATCTATACAGCACAAGAAATTTTTTTCAAAACTCAACCAAATTTCTTTCATATTACTATCAAAACTATTGAGCATTACATTACTTTTCCCTTAATTTAAGCTCTTTAGGCGTAATATGGCTGTATAGACGGTAGGCATAATGTTAACCTTATACCTTGACGATACTCTCTATGTACTACCTACTTGAATATGAGGTGTCCGATAGGATGAGTAAGTGGAAACGAAGACCATCTAACTTGCTTCCGCAAAAGAACTGAGTTGTTCTTTCGTGTCGTCCTATGTATAATGAAAAAAATATAAAATTCAAGAGAAAAATAAGATTTATTTATAAATATGTCAAGATGTAAAATAAATAGATACTTGAAATACATAATATTATACTTAATCACTTACCATAGTAGAATTTATATTGCCTAAACAATATGAAGATTTCAGAAGTATTAAGCCAAGAAGACCAAGATAAGCTCTTAGCCCAGATTGATAGAGAATATCAATCTTGACTAGATTACGTTATCAACAAAAGAAATCAGTACAGAGATAGGGTTATTAGATGGAATAAACAAGCTAAAGACCCAAACAAAATTAACATCAATATGATTGCTAATGCTATCGATACTCTTATCGCTAGCTCTTATACTGATTGATTAACTGTTAATTTCGCAAGTGCTGATGGTTGGATGTCTGCAGATAAGGCAGATAATCTTAATTATATGGCTGAGTTCGATAATGAAGACCAGAACTATCAGCAATTATATTATCAAAAAGAGCAAGATAGATACTTCTTCTGAGTTTGAATTAGATATAGATATGGTTGGGATGATGTTAAAAAGATGCCTAAGTTTATGGTTATTAACCCTCTAAGCTGGATACCAGACCCTATACCTTCTCAAATTTGAGCATTTGATGGTAGTTGATACAGATTTCATTGATTTGAGTTCACAACTACTATTATGGACTTAATAGAAGATGGAAGCTACGACAAAGAGCAGTTAGATAAGGTTGTAGGAAGCTACTTCTCTCCAG